GTTCAATCCTTGGACTTCCAATTGTTGTGGACCCAGCTATGGATGCTAAGACTGCTTACCTTGCACACTCTGCTGCATTGACCACATACGAGGCTGCTGGTGCACCTACACGCCTAAGCTCATCAGATGTAACTAAGTTGCAGGACACATTCTCTGTTTACGGATACGCTGCAATCGCAGTTCCGTTTGAGGGTGCAATCGTCAAGCTAAACACTGGAGCCTAATAACTCATGGCTGTAACGGTGGAGCAGTTCAGGGCGTATGTTGGGACTAAAGAAGTCTCTAGTTTCGTTGATTCTTGTCTAGCCTCGGCTAACCAGATGGTAGCGAAGTTTGTTGGTTCAGGTCGTGTACCTACTGACGTACTAGATTCTGCAGTTCTCTCTTGTGCATCTGAACTGTTCCATCGCAGGTCTGCACCTAACGGTGTGGCTCAGTTCGCTGACCTTGGCACTACTGTTCGTATTGCTAAGGATCCAATGAACGCAGCTAGGGAAATGCTCTTACCGTTCACAGGACCTGGTCTATGAGTAATGAGATAACCGCAAGCAAGGCAGAGTTCGCACTCGACTTGCAGAACGCTGGGCTAGATGTTTTGGACTATGTTCCAGAACGCATAGTTCCACCTATTGTGATTATCTCTTCTGGTAGCCCTTATCTTGTCGCTGAAACTGTCGGGCGTGAATACCGTCTAGGTCTGAACCTAACTTTGGTTGCTATGACTGCAACTAATGAAGAGGCTACTGAGGCACTTGACGGACTTATTGCAAACACTGTTTCGGCTATTACTGGTTTCGGCTATGTAATTTTGAACGGTGTAAACACACCATACCGATTAGCTGCAAATAACGCTGAGTATCTTGCATGTGACCTAAACCTTGATCTAACAATAACTCTCTAAAGAAAGAAAACTGATGCCTACATCAACCAGAATCAAAGCACAAAACATCAAGTTCCTTATTGGAACAACTGAATACAGCTGTGACGCAAACATGGTTGAACTGACTCTGGACGATGCTCCAGGCGATGTTCAGACATTCTGCGAAGTACGTGCTGGAGGTCAGTGGACCTTGAACCTTGAGGGTGTTACTAGCGGTGACGCTACTAGCCTCTACAGAGTTCTATGGACTAACTTCGGCACCGAAGTAGCATTCACTGTTGCACCTCAGGGTAACGCTGTTGGAACTACTTCATCACCTATCTACACAGGTACTGTCGTGTTCGACCAGTTGCCTCCTCTAAGCCTGACCAGCAACGAAATCGTCAAGTTCTCTGTGAGCCTGACTGTTAAGTCTGCTGTACACACACCTGGCACAACACCTCCTGTTTACTACGGTCTAACTGTAAAAACAGCAGCGTAATTAGGTTCATCTATGCCATACGTTGAGTCTGGAGTCTATATTGATGGACTCAATGAGATGGTGGCTGGCCTTAAGGCTATTAGTTCTGAAGCTACGAAAGAAGTTTCTGCACTGAACCTTAAGGTCGCCAAGATGGTCAAAGATGAGGCTAAGACCCTTGCACCTGTTGGTGAGAACAATGGTGGAGCACTAAGGGATTCAATCAGAACTTCTAAAAGTCTTTATGGGGCTTTCGTTTACGCTGGTCGTGACCCTCTAATTCCTTATGCCAACGTTCAGAACTGGGGATGGTTCTATGACAAGAAGAACTTCATTTACAAGAACATCAAGCCTCAGCAGTTTATGAATAAAGCAGCTGCTAAGGTTCGAGGACAGTTGAAAGACTTCTACATTCAGGAACTCATTCAGATCTACAATAAGTATTCGAAAAAGCCTAGTAACATAAAGGTGAATGATTACATAAATCAAACAGGACAATCAACAGTAGGAAGAAGATATAGATGACCAACCAGATATTCGACTTTGAATCACTAACACTAAATGAAGTTGAGCAGATTGAACTTATCACTGGAGCCAGTATTGACCAGTTGCTAGACGCTGGACAGGCTAAAGGTAAAGCCATGAAAGCAATCATCTTCATTATGAAGAAAAGAATTGACCCAGAGTTTACCCTGGAGCAAGCTGGACAAATCTCAATGATTGAGGCTAACAGCATGTTCTCAGGAGCCTCTGACCCAAAAGAATAATCGCAGATAAAGCAGCAGAACGTTTAGCGTTCATGGTAGTCCATGCAGGTCTAAGTCCTACTGAGGTTAGGCAAATGACTTTGAGGGAATACCAGGCGGTGATTGAAGCACTACAAGATAAGGCACCTCAATGAGCACTTTGAAACTCACAGTAGTCGGGGACGTTGCTCCTCTGAGGAGTGCTACTAAAAAGGCTGAGGCATCACTTCGTAAGATGCAAAAGGTGACTACTTCTGTCACTAATACCATGAATAAGTCTTTCGGGGCTCTTGGTCTCGGTCTCGGTTTTGCCGCACTTACTACTGGACTAAAGAACGCTACCAAGGCTGCATCAGAAGATCGCAAGGGACAGGGACTCTTAGCTAATGCTTTGCAGAAAACTGTGGGTGCTACTTCTCAGGCTATTGCTGGTGCAGAGCAATACATCAAGCAGACACAATTATCTTCTGCTGTTTTAGATGATGAACTTAGACCTGCTCTTGCTAAGGCTGTTCGAGCTACAGGCTCGCTTGCTGGTGGTCAAAGACTTCTAGATATTGCTTTGGATGTCTCAGCTGAAACTGGTAAAGACCTAGGTTCTGTAACTGGTGCATTGAGCAAGGCTTACACAGGCAACACAGCATCTCTAAAGAAACTTATACCTGGCATTCAACTAACTGATGATTGGATGGGCGAACTTGAAGAGAAGTTCCAGGGCACAGCGGAAAAGGCTGCACAATTAGATCCATACAAGAGGTTAGAAGTAGTATTCGCTGACTTGCAAGAGACTGTGGGAACTGCTCTACTACCAGCATTAGAAGAGTTCACCGCTTATGTTGTCAGTCCTGATGGTCAAGAGAACCTCAAGCAAATTGTTGATGGTTTCGTCAATGTTGGCAAAGCAATTGTCGATACCAATAAGTTCCTAATTGAAAACATCGGACTTGTAAAGGCTATTGTTGGCTCTCTAGTTACTTTGAGAATTGGATGGTCGCTAACTACAGGTCTAGTGAACTTATACACTGCTGCTACTGGTAGAGCTGTCGCTGCAACTAAATTACTTAGAACTGCTCTTGTCACTACTGGTGTTGGAGCAATCCTTGTTGGTCTAGGTTTCGCAGCAGAATCTTTTATCCCTAAAGAGGATGAACTAGCCACTGAGAGTGGTCAGATACCTATGTCGCCTACTCAGGACACTCTTGGTCCAAGGGCTATCGCAAATACAGTTACTAAAATCAAGACTGCAGGTACAAAGATAAAGGCAGCGATTCAGTCAAACATCACTGGGATGCAGAGTACTGCAGAAAAGTTTAGAGAAACTGTTGGAGTTGCTTTTGGTGCTTTCGGTGAAGACGAGAACACAGTATTCAATGTGGACTATTTCAAAGCCAAACTGCAAAGAATGGTCGCAGCTGCAAAGGGATTCGCAGGAAACCTAAAGAAGATTCTAAAGACTCCAGGTTCGGAATCTATCGTCAATGAACTTATTGCTATGGGTCCAGCTGCAGGAAACATCGCAGCCAAGGCTCTACTAGCATCTGGTGATCTAAAGGAAATTGTCGGACTCAAGCAATCTCTGTACAACACTGGTGCTCAGGCTGGTGCTGTGTCTGCTGTCGCTGGTAATGCGACCTATGAAATCAACATCAACAAAGCCACAGTGAGTGCTACAGACATCATTAGAGAAATCAAAGCCCTTGAAAAGAAGTCTGGCAGAAAGTACTTAGTGAACTAATGGCGAATGATGTTTTTGATGTAGCAACTGACTTATCTATCAGATATTTCAATCAGACACTTTCCGCTTATGTGGATATAGTCGCAGACTCTTTTGAAGTGGACATTGACAGAGGCGTACAAATTGAACAAGGGGTCTTCGCATCACCGTCAGTAGGTGTAGCCACTGTAAAGCTAGTCAAGAAGAACCTGTCGGACTTTCTAAATACTCCAGGCTACAAAGCAGGTGACCTGTTTGACATCAGGTATAAACCAACTCCAGACACAGCACCGACTACATACAACACAATCTATGCTGGGTACATTCAGAACGTTTCCATGAATTACATAAATGAATCTGGATCTCTGCAAATCACTATCGTGGCTAACGATGTTATGCGTTATTACATGAATCAGGTACTGACATCTTTTAGCACTAGCGGAACTGTTGCTAACAGGTCATTCCGTAACTGTTTGATTCAACTTACAAGTGCGTTATCTACTGCCAGTACTTATTCACCAGCTGGAGTTAGTTTGAGTGCTGCAGTTACTGGTGCTGGTTCAGCCACTACACAAATTGCTTATACTTGGACTAATCAACCAGCAGGGCAAATCCTGGAACAGTTCGTGAATGCGGAGTTAGGCTGGGTTTGGGGTAACAAGGCTGTCGCCAATGATGTCAAGTATTTGACTAGAGGCGAAATGGACACCAAGAAATTACAAATCTTTACTTCGGGTGTAGCAACAGCATCTAACGTCCACTACAGAGACTTTATCAACAACGGTAACTTTGAGGTCAATACTGCTAACTGGGTGGCACTGACTGGTAGCACAACACTTACAAGAGTGACTTCAACGTTCTATACAGGCATCGCTAGCTTGAGAGTGGCATCGTCTCTGACTACCAGCACTGCTTATCAGTTCTCGACCAGCGGTGGAATGATCGCTGAGTACAACCGTAAATACAAAGCATCTATTTGGGCTAAAGCGGAGGCTAATACTCCTAGAGCAAGAATTACAGTTCTGTATAAAAACTCTGGTGGAGCAACTTTACAAAGCAATACAAGCGAATCTTTTATATTAGATACGAGTGGCTGGACAGAGATGTCTCTAACTAGCGTGGCACCTTTGAACACCGCATTTATTGAGATGCGAATTATTGCTGATAAAACTTCTGCAGCTATTGCATCTATGTTTGCTGATAACGCTAAGATTCAAGACTTGACGATTATTCCTGATTCGCATTTCTGCTTGGATGCCATAGACCTACAGTATGATTCAGACATTTTGGTCAATAAAGCGGTTGTAATTGACAGCCTGACAGGGACTAGAACTGTCGCATCTAACACGACTTCTATCGCCACCAACGGTCTTAGAGCCGATGAGTTTTATGTAAACCTAGACAATGCCGGGACGAGCACTTATGCGACTCTAGCTAGTCGTATTGCTAACGCTGCAACATTGAAACAGGTTTATGGCGTAACAATTCCAGTAATTCGTGATGATGGCAGAGTAGGCACTATTGCTAACTATGAAATCGCTGACCAGTTACAGGTCGAGTTCGCACAGGATCCATTACCTGCTTTGCAGATTGTCACATTCATTAGCAGAATCAACCATGTCATTACACCTGAGCATTGGGAAATGAACATCGGACTTTGGAGGGGTATCTAATGACTATGGAAACTTTGGTTTATGTTTTGGGGGGAATACTAGGGGGTACAACCATGTCCAGTCTGTTCAAGTATTTGACTAACCGCAGGTTCCAGTCGATTAGCCTGGAGGAACGTCTTCGAGCTGAGATGCTTACAAACAATAAGGAACTGCGAGATGAAATCGCCACGCTGAAACAAGAACTAGACCAATGGCGTGACAAGTATCTAAACTTACACAAGGAATACACTCGCCTAAAGAGTGCTTTCGACAAATTAGTAAAGGATAAATAAATGGCTAAGGAACCAGTATTGGCACCAAAGATTACTACCTCTTGGGGCATAGATCACTACGCTGCATTAGAGGCTGCAAAGTCTGCTCCAGCAGTTGAAGAGACTCCTGTTGAGGAAGTTGTAGAAGACGTTGAGTGAGACATTTACAATCACTGATGGCAGGTTTGACCTTGTCGTCCTTGCTGGTAGCACTTTCCCTAGTGTTGCTGGGGACTGCGAGTTCTATCCTACTGACAGCGTTGGAGCACCTTTTGACCTAACAGGTTGGACTGCCGAACTGCAGATTAGAGAGAACCCAAGCACCACTGCAATCATTGACATCAACCCAACTGTGAACACTACTTCTAACTCTGTGGCGTTCTCATTGACTCCAGCTCAGACTGCTCTTTTGGTAAAGACAGATTATGTTTGGGCTATTGAATTGACTCAGACTTCTACTGGCAAGGTTATGACTTTGGCTAGGGGTCAAGTAGAGGTAAGTCCAGAAATCGTCAAATGATTGTAAATGTTGTAGTTCCATCAGTTGCACCAGTTCAGGTTGTCGTACCTGATGCTCTGTATGCTCATGTTTATTTTGCTAGAGGTGAGCAAGGTCCACAAGGTATTGAGGGTCCTGCTGGTGGAGCATGAAATTGAATACGACCAAGATTACGCTTTAGAGCTAGTCGATAAGGCTTACGAGTTCTTGATGTGTATTGAAATGCGAGAGGCTCCAGACTGGGATGGAAGTCAATCAACTTACGAAACAGTTAGACATCTAAGCGAGAGCATCTTTGATGGTGACATCGAACTAGGGGAACTTTACCCAGCGTTG